ATCTTTGGCATGACCTAATGGATGATACAAATAACGCACAAGATGTTAGTACTTGGTATCCTCTAGCTCCTGCTTTATGGTTTGCTGATGGTATAGTTCAATTTGGTGAGCAACTAGATGGAAAAAGCAACATGGGAGATTTTAAAGAGGCTTGGCTTTTAGACACCATGAAAGCACTAGGTGGACCCTCTAGTAGATCTGGAATATGGAAAGAGATTGATAAAAATTTTCTAGAAGGTATTATATCTGGAGATGCTAATAGTAAAGAAGAATTACTAAATGGTATGGGTAGAGCTATGGGAACTATATTTGGTGCGTTAGCTACGCCATTAAAGTTAGGCTCTGAAATACTAGCAGAAACAAATGCTTTTGGATTTGATGATATGGCTAGAGTACTACACGATGCTAGAAGTAGCCAAGGATTTAAAGATAATTTTTTAGATGCAATTTTTAAAAATGTTCCTTATGGGTACTCAATGTTAAAAAGCCCTTATAGTGGAGTAAAAAGACAGAAAGATGGCACATACTTGTTTGAAGAAAACATAGAGTATTCAAGAGATATAAAAACAGGACAAACAACCGTACCAAGAACTAGATATTCTGTCCTTAATCCAGAGCCTTTAACCAATGTTTCTCCTTTAGGAAAACAAGTTTATGGTGGGTTTAGAAAAAGAAGAAGAAATAAGGTAGAAAAAGAATTTGAAAGACTAGGACTTGCAGAATGGAGACTGTTTAAAAGATCAAATATACCTGAGTACGATAATAAGTTAGCAGAGCTAACTGGAGTTTTTGCTCAAAGATTATTACAGGATTATATGACAACTGATAAATATTTAAATCAAAATGATTCTGGTAAAAGGGAGTCAATTAAAGGAGCATTAAGTGATGCAAAAAATATGGTTGCACTATCTTTTAATTCTCTTTTTCATTTAGGAATGTTAGGTACACTAGATAAACAAAAGAAAAGACCTAGAAATGACGGCGTAAGATGGATGCAAAAAAATGGAGTTCTTCCTAATTTTGAAAATGAAAGAGCAGAGTTTATAAGTAACTTTGAATTTACAAAAGATGAAACTGAGTTACTAGTAAATCTAACTAAAATATTTAGTTCTAAAAATGCTATGAGATAAATGGAGTATGACATAATGCAATCACTGGACAGTATATCTCTAGATCTTACCAATGCTTTAGTACCACTAATAGCAATATTCCTTAGTTTAGGACTTGGTTTCTTTATTAAGGATCTAATAACAAACTTTATTACTGGTATTAGATTTAAATTTGATGGTAGTTTTAACGAGGGTGACAAATGTATCGTAGATGGGGATCGAGCCGTACTAGTTAAGGTAGGTATATACGAGAGTGTATTTGCTATAACTAATGGTCGAGGTCATGTATGGAGATTTGTACCTAATGAGAGAATTAAGTTTCTCAAGATAGAAAAGATAATAGAGGAGCCTAAAGAATGATTACTATATTAGGATCATTAATTGGATTTGCTGGATCAGCTTTACCTAAAGTGTTCGACATGGTTAATGATTGGCAAGATCGTAAGCATGAGTTAGCTATGATGGACAGACAACTAGAAGCATCTAAGCTACAACACGTTCAGAAGATTGAAGCACTAAATATAGAAGCTGATATTAGTGAAACTAAGGCAATATACAAACACGATCAATCATTAAAGACTACAGGATTTATGTCTGCTCTGAGAGCATCAGTTAGACCAGTAATAACATATCTATTCTTTACTTTATTTGCAGTAATAAAAGGTACAGCTATGTATGGTTTAATCTATACGGATGGAGTTGTATGGGAGATGGCTATACAAACACTGTGGGATGAAGAAACTCAAGGAATATTTGCTGCTATTATCTCATTCTGGTTTGGAAGTAGAGCCTTACAAAGATCTAGGAGTAGTTCGTAATGGCAATTAAAAAAGGTAAAGAAACATTTTCTGGTTATAATAAACCAAAGAGAACACCAAGTCATCCTAAAAAATCTCATGCCGTACTAGCTAAAGAAGGTACTAAGGTAAAGCTAATACGGTTTGGTCAGCAAGGAGTTAAAACTGCTGGTAAACCAAAGAAAGGAGAATCGTCAAGACAAACAGCTAGAAGAAAATCATTTAAAGCTAGACATGGTAAGAATATAGCCAAAGGTAAAATGTCAGCAGCTTATTGGGCTAACAAAGTAAAATGGTAATATGGGATACTATAAGTATTATTATATGCAAAGGAGGTATTTAGTGAATAAGCCTATGTTTGATTCTACAGGATCATTAATACATGATGAAGGTGAGAAAGTATTAGTAGAAGATAAGTGGATTAAAGTAAAACCAGTAGATAAAGAAAAGTATTTAAAAGATAAAGAGTTCTGGAGAAACAGACAATGATCAGTGGAAAAGTATTTTATGGGGGAGATAACAGTATCGTGGTAAATAAAACAGAAGAAGATAATAATACTAATAAGCAATGTAATTGTGACAGTTGTATTGAGTGTAACTGTGATCCAAAGGTTTGCAGATGCGGTTGTCACACTGATAAAACACTTATAAGGGATTTTGAATGATATGAAAGGTGTAAAACATTACTTTAAAAATGGTAAAGAATATAAAGGTGGTACGCATAAAATGCCTAATGGGTCTACTCATAGTGGTAAAACACATACTAAGACTAGTAAACCAGTAGTTCATTTTAAAGATTTATCTAAAACTGTACAAGCTAGAATAAAGAAAACTAAAAAATGAGAAATATGACTGATGAAGGTCTTGACCTGATTAAGTTGTATGAGGGCTATAGCTCATCCCCATATCTGTGTCCTGCACAACACTGGACAATCGGGTATGGTGCTATCTGGGGTTTAGATGGCAAAAGAGTAACAGAAGATCATCCTGATATAAATAAAGATCAAGCTGACCAATTATTAAGAAGAGATGTTAGAAAGTCACAAATAGCAGTATTACGACTAATAAAAGTACCATTGGAAGATGGACAGTTTGATTCGTTATGCTCATTCGTATTTAATTTAGGTAGTGGCTCCCTACAAAGCAGTACTCTAAGACGTAAAATAAATAGAGGAGATTACATTGGTGCAGCAGATGAATTTCCACGTTGGGTATTTGCAGGGGGAAGAAAGTTAAAAGGATTAATAAAGCGAAGAAATCATGAGCGATTAATGTTTATAGGAGGATAACTTGGTAGCAAAGAAAAAATCTAAAAGTAGAGTAAATGAAGCAGGTAACTATACAAAACCTGCACTAAGAAAGAGAATATTCAATCGTATTAAAGCTGGTGGAAAGGGAGGAAAACCTGGACAATGGTCAGCAAGAAAAGCTCAAATGATGGCATCTGCCTATAAAAAAGCAGGGGGAGGGTATAAAGGATAATGGCCCTAAAGAAATCTCAAAGAAGTCTTAAAAACTGGACTAGACAGAAGTGGAGAACCAAATCAGGTAAACCATCTACTCAAGGACCAAAGGCCACTGGAGAAAGATATCTACCTTCATCTGCTATAAAATCTATGAGTTCTGCTGAGTATGCTGCTACTACTAGAAAGAAGAGAAGAGATACCAAGAAAGGTAAGCAATTTTCTAAACAACCTAAAAGAATTGCTAAAAAGACTAAAAATTATAGGCGTTAGAAAAAAATGACCCTCTAGGATGAAGCAGAGAGGGTCTTAGAGATAGTCTTAGGTAGGTAGTGTCCAGATTATACCTACATTGACTGTAGCATAGCTTAAAATGCTTTATATGGGATTTAGCTTATTTTTACCATTTAAATGCCTTAATTGACTCCTTACTATCTACAATTTCACCAGTAAACCCTGCATCTACTAAACACATAGATTGTGTATCACTTGGTTTAACTATTGCTGCGGTCCATGTTTGAGTATCCGTATTTAAATGTATAAAAGTTACATGACCTCTAGCTGATATTCCACGAAATATTAACTTTTCTTTATGACCATCTACAATAACTCTCTTGAAATCTTGTATACTTCTACATCCCAGTTCTTGGGGTTTTTTTGTTTCTGCATTAACACCAGTAAACACTAATGCTATTGCTATAAATAATAATCCAAATAGTCCTAACTGTGTTCTTACGTTCATAATTTCTCCTATCACACTAAAAATGTTCGATTTAGATGATCTTCAACATATTGTATGGCTCTTTTTAGAGTTGCTACATCATCATCCATACCTCCCAAAGCTCTGTTACATTTATGACACAACCAACCTCTAAATGTATCTGTATCATGGCAATGATCTAGTACCCAAGATCCGTTTTTAGTATTACCTCTACCTTTAACGTGGTCAGCATCACCATTACAAATAGGACAAGTATATCCTTCTGGAGGCATACCATACTCTAATCGTAACTTATTTCTTACTTTAGTTAATTCATTGTTGCAAGGTTTACACTCAGGTCTTAGATAGTTAGCACCCGAACTAAAAGTAAAGGAGGATAAAGGTAGATATGTATTACACTTTATACATACCTTACCTTCACCTGCCCCTAAGTCTTCATTTTCAGAACAAGTCTCTTCAAATAGACTATACTGCATTTCTATTAATCCTTTTGAGATTAATGAAGTACCCTTTGTTGTATCCACGTTCCCACTCTTTATATCGAGAAGTTCCGTAAACATAAGGGTTAATGAAGTTCTCTTGGAACCCCACTACACCCTCCTTATATATTTTCTTCAAGGGATAAAAATCCCCACTAAAGAATCTTTTTCTTTTAAACGCCACAAACACCTCCTGAGTTAGTAATTTCGCAAATGTCATGTGTCTCAACGTGTTCATCAAACTCTGTTCCTAGTTTATCAACAGCTTCTGAATAAGGTACTACCGATAGTGGTTGCCCACCTCTGCACCCATCAGGATATGCTGTAAATCCTCGTAACCTATGAGCATAGGAAGCTAAAGTATCAGAAAAGTTTTTTACTGTATCTTCATTATTATTCTTAGATCCCCAAGCAGGTAGATTAATTGTAGAACTAATGGACATATCTACATAGTCTTGTACATCAGCTTGGAATTTAATCCTTCTCTCATAATCTTCTGCTAGGTCTAGTGCAGATTCAATACTCTCTGGATCTACACCATAAAGATCTATTAACTCTTGTGCTGCTGAGTCTACAACGTATTGATATTTCCAACGAGTACCACCAGTTAGATATCTACGTTTATATGCTACAGCGAATATAGGTTCTATGCCAGAAGAAGTACCGCTAAGAATACTAATAGACCCAGTTGGAGCAATAGCACGATTCGCCACTGGCCTAGATACGGATAATTCGTCTGCAAATTCTCTAGAAACTTTGTCGCTGATTCCTTTATACACAGATAACCATCTGTGAAGATCTGTGGTAACTTCATATTTCTCTCCTTGTTTAATTAACCACTCGTGCATACCCATCAGGCCAAGTCCTAACCGTCTGTTTTTCTGTCTTACTTGATAAACTTTCTGGTAAGGTAACTCAGCCCTCAGAGTACCACAAATTAAAAATTTAGTAGCTAGTTCTACTACATGGGCCAATTCCCATATCGACTCAATACGCCCAAGGTTGATACTGCCCAAATTGCACACATCACTGTCATCAGAGCTACATACTTCAGTACAGGCGTTTCGTAAAGTTTCATTTTCGTTCTCCATAAAGTTAAAGCTAAATCCTGGTTCAGCAGAACGAAGTGCCTGTTTGACATTACTCAAGAACACTTCACCAACATCACCAGTGTTCCAATAATTTACAAGCCAATCTGTATCATAGTTTACACTTATATTAGTCATATCAAGAGGGGCGCGAAAGTTAAAGTCTTGCTCTTTGATTTGTTTAAATGTAAAACCTGTAGTACCTACTGGCATTGTGTCCCAATCCTTTGCCGTTAAAAAGCTAGGGATGTCATTATGCTTCCAGTTTAAGGAAGCGTACATGGCAGATCTACGAGATCCACCCTGCATTACATTGGCTCCAATAGAATTAATCATCTGCATCTTAGGAATAGGACCAGATGCTAATCCTCCAGAGCCTCCAAGAGAACGTCCTGATTCTCTGTAAGTAGAATAGTCAATACCTATACCACCACCAGTCATCAGACATGATTCTGCTTTCCAACTAAGGTTAGCCCAATCTTCTCTTGTATCTTCTTCTGCTGACAATAGAAAGCAGTTATTATAAAATCTTTTATCTCTTCCTGCATAATATAAGTATCTACCCCCAGGAACGAACTTGAGATCTGTTATATACTCTTGTAGTTGTTTGCGTTCTTCTTTACGCATCAGAGCTTCTTCACCTGAACGTAAATTACCACATACATCTTCCACAAGAACTCTAGACAACTGCTCCCAAGTATCACAACCTGTATGAGAATACTTTAAGTTGAAGATATCTTCTGAAAATTTAGAACGAAACATTGGGTTCATGTTAGATTTAAAATTAGTCATTTGTTATCTCTACCTCTGTAATAGTAATTTCAAAATCCTCAAAGTAGTCTTCAAGAACAGTTTTAAAGTCTTTTGGTAAGGTCTGAAGAAGACCGTCAACCCCATCTACAGGGACGTAATGACTGTCTTCTTCTACCCTTACCTTTGCTGTTAAGGTTAAGCTAAACATTATAACCTAAAGGAACGATGCAAGACAGTAGCTCTACTAAAACCACTATCTATTCTAGCTTGAGATAGTTTTTTAGCTGCCTCAATCATATTCTTTTCTGCATCTTTATAAACTACTTGAGCAGATTCATATTCATCTTGGGCATCGTATACATCCTTATACTTTAACTGATTTAATTCTTGTTGTTTTGCCTTGATATCCTCTTCAAGGTCTTTAATTAGACTAGCTTCCATAGTTTACTCCTTTCTCAATTAAATCCGACAAGTCGGGTTGTTTGTGGTCAGCAGGTTTAACCAACTTACCATCTCCTCTAAAATGACCTTTTGTTACTTTGGTCATATTATTATGATGCACTCGTATAAATGCCTCTGGTAAAAACTTTAACTCTTTATATCGTGAAGCAAATCCAAACACAACATAGAGAACATCACATAATTCTTTAAGTACTTTTTCTGGATTTATTTCAGGTGCATCTAATTCATCTTGAAGTTCTTCTAATTCCTCTTGAATTAATTCTTGACATAAATCCATTCGATCAAAGTTATTTTTACTTACCTCAGTAATTAAATTACCTCTACTCTGTAACAATACTCTATCATGTACTGCTGCATTTGTCAAGCGTTTTGTTACCTCATCTTGAAATTCTTCTAGACAACCTAGATAATCTGCTTGTAATTCCAAAGGTATCATTCCTCCCGTAGTAAGTTTATCTGCTACACTCTCATTATGTATATAACCATTTAAGTCTTCTGTAAGTGACACCATGTTAACCTTCCTTTCTTCTTGGTTTTCTTCCTCTGGCTTGATCTAAAAGATCTTGCACATCTGAGGTATTTTTATAACGACTTAAAGCAACTTCTGATATTAATTTATCTAAATACCACTTAGCTTTTTGTAAGTCTTCTTCAGGTTTACCTTTATAATTAAAACGCCAAAGGTATTTCATTATGTTTCCTTTTAAATAATCTTTAAAGTTATCTCCTGTAGTTGCTTTAATCGCATCAATACACTCTACACCATGTTGATTATAGTGTGGAGGATGATTAACCATATCTTCCATGTTATCTCCTAGTGTTTTGTTGGTGGTAGTTTAGTATTTAAATAAATAACATTACCTTTTACTTCTATTTCACTAGGTTCTACAGCTTCCTCTACTGCATGACCTATTATATCTTGAACCATTTCCATTATAGCAGAACCAATATCTTTTATCATTTCATGCTCTGAACTGTCTTTAACGTTTGGTGATGCAAAATCACCACAAGTTATCTGTATCTCTACACCATCATGAGTAACTAGTATCATAAGACTACAATCAGGTATATTAGCAATATGATTTATTTTTTGCTTATCTGACATGACATCTCCAAAAAGTCTTTAGCGTAAACAAGTGCTAGTGGTTCTTTGCGATTAGCTTTGATGATCACTAACGGTTTAGTATTCTTTGTAACATGACTTTCAGCTTGAGACATAATATCATATACAGCAAACTTTGCTCTAGATTTACACTCGACAGCCCAAGGCCATTTCTTTCTGGCGAGAGGGGATAAACTAATATCAGGGCCATTTACACCCATTGGAGTAGATTTGATATCATCATCTTCTACACCCTTTAATTTAGATAATAGTATATCCCTTACCCACTGTTGTAATAACCTTCCTTTGTTTTTAGCTGACGCTGGTTTCATATCTATTAGCCATTTGCGTATAGTACTCATAGTTACCTGCTTTAGATACAGGGTTTTTAACGTACTTTAAACCCTTCCAACATGAAAACTTATAGTCACAAAACGTGCATGGCATTTGTAATTTACGATTACCAGTAGATTTCTTGTAATAAGTTTCCAAAGTATCGTCATAAAGCCTCTCAAAATGAGCCTCTTCAGTAGTTTTAGAGATCTGTAGTGCTTTCTGTTCAATTAAATCAATGTAGTGGTCTTGATCTTCAGGATCAGCCTCGATAACCTTCATCTGACCTGTACCTTTATTGACTACGATCCAACCTCCTGCTTTTACACCCTCTGCTTTAGCATAACCAAACAACTGACAGCAATAACCGAAGTCATCCTGTCTTTTTAGTTGTTCGTAGGAAGCAAATCGTTTGTCATAAGACCATGAACTTGCACTCTTAATATCCCATACACTCTTATCCTCTAATTGTATAACTAAATCCAATTCACCATACATATCACCTACCTTAGTTGGAAGTTTGACCTTCTTGTTCATATCAGTAATCTTTATACCTGCTGATAACAATAAAGCAACAGCTAGAACTTCAGTCATGTCACCGTAAGCCATCATGATCTTAAAGTGATCTGGCTTTGGTGCTTCTTTCCAACCAAGTTTAGATGCCTGTAGCTGACACATAGGTTTACCAATCTGAGACATAGACGGTAAACCATTACTACTACCTAGCTTCTTGTAGTTAAACCTAGATAACTTCTCATTGAACATCTGACTAGCTTCATAGATGATACTACGAGGAATCTCTGGAGTTCCTGCAAGAAACAGGTCTAGTTTAGATTGAAGATCAGTCATTTTCTTGAGCAGGAATTATGTCTATAAATTCAGAACCAAGATTAGAACTACTCATGTTTTCTCTCATTCGTTCAATAACAGATTCATTTTCCTTTTTGATGACTTCTTGGAATACTGCTAGATTATCCTTGTCATCTTGACTGATATCAATTTTATCATCTAACAAAGGCTTGTACTTTAAAACAAACCACTGATTAGATCCTCGCTTCTCAACACCATAAGAGAGTTCTAGATTGTAGTTGAAGTGTTGCCTATTCTGTTTAGCAAGTTCTCCTACAACCTTACCAATCTCATAGAAGTTAGATGGGCCAAGACGCATACGAAATGGTATAGGATCAAACTCAACTG